AGCGTGTCAAGAATTACCTTCTACATTACGACTTTTACTAAAGCACAAAATAAAAAAAACAGATAAAAGTATTACTGCAATATATGGAATGGCTGCACAAATTCCTGATAAATCTATTATTAATGAAATAGTAGAAAATTACCTAGATTTAACAACAAAATGTTAAAATAAATATATATATCTAAATATTTATTTTATTAAATAAATTTACATGCGGGGAAATCCAACAAGATTTGCTCCAATTCCAAATCCTGCACCTGAACGTGCTGAAACAGCCATTGACGGAACATATGTATCAAGAATTGAGAATGTAGCTGCTGCGGTCAAAGCAATAAGAAGAACTTCGTCTAGGTTTAATGATTTCTTGGGGATGGCATATGCAGCAATGGCAACCATGATACCTTCGACTAAGTATTTGACGGCTCGTCGTACGAGTTCGCCTAAATCTAACATTTGAGCTAATTTTTGAAGCATATTTATAAATATAAATAAGAAAAAAAATAATTGTTTAAAATAAAACTTAAATATTGAATTTCTTATAATAATATAATATGTCTAAACCAGGTATAACATATAAAACGAGTGGAGATGGGACACAAAATAAACAATATGTAGATTTATTGGAAGAAGATAAAACAATTTCAGGACAAAAATTTGTTTGTGTATCATTTGTCTCACCTGAAAATATAATTAAACAGAAATCTCATTTTTTTTTTCAAGAATTCCTAAAACACTACGATTTCACAAAATCAGTTCAAAAATTTACACAATTTCTAAACTTTGCAAGTTATAAATATAATCTTACATTTGATGATGTTATGAACGATTTTCAAGAATTTATGAAATCAGAAAAAGATACATTTTCCGATAGTCATGTAAATGATGAGTATAAGAATTTTTTAGATGCAAATGAAGAAAGATTAGAAGATGATTTTGGAAAATTACATAATTTTCAAACAAGTGTAAGAGGGTTAAAGGTTAGAGGTGTATTTTCTACACAAGAGGAATCCGAATTAAGATGTAAACTTTTAAGAGAGATTGATCCAAACCATAACGTATATGTTGGTCCAGTGGGTATGTGGATGCCTTGGGAACCAGAGGCTTATAAGACTGGTCGTGTTGAATACTTAGAAGAAGAGTTAAACCAGTTGATGAGCGAAAAAAATAAAAATGAAGTTGCTGCTAAACAAGAATTTGAAAAACGTGTGCGTGAAAGCAAAAGAAAGGCTATTGAAGAAAATATTAAATTGGCACAGAAATCTGGAAATAAATTAACACAAAATATAAATAAAGATGGTCAACTAGTAGGCGTAAATAATACTATTGAAAACGAATTTACTTCAAATGAAGAAGTTTCATCTGATGACATAAAAAAACAACTTTTTGAAGGGAATAATATAGAAAGAAATGGGGCAGTTAAGGATGCAATCGCTAGAGGTTTATTACCTAAAGAAGAAGATAAAGTAAATCTTAAGGTTACTGAAAAAAAAGAATAAATTAAATATTTACCATTTACTTTTTTTTACATTAATACGTGGTCCTCTTACTTGGGAATTAGGATTATAAGATTCTTCTTCGTCATCTGAATCAAGATTTTTTGACATTTCCCAAAATTCCTTTGAACCCAATTTAAAATCTCCATGTTTTGTTGCTTTATACCAAAAAATTTGGTCTTCAAGTTTATTAGATTTTGCATTATTTGCAACAACCAAACATTCATAATTTTCAGTACATTGATCCATAACTTGACAAAAAGATTCGAAAGTAGGAAACATACCTGCATAATTTTCATAAATCCTTTTTCTATTAGCAATATAGGGTTCTCTTAAAATAAAAGTAAAGTCGATATTAGTTCTTAAGTTTGGCGGAACTCCTAAAGGGTATTGCATAGTAATAACTAACATCACTTTCCAATGTCTACCATTCATGAAAAGTAGTCTCATTAATTTCTCTCTTGCCCAACTATTATCATAAAGACAATCATCTAGAATAACAAATGTTCTTGCATCTATATTAGATCTTCCGTATGCTTGTTTTTCTTTTTTAATTTGTTTAACAACTATTTTTTGTCTTTTTAAAATATTTTCAATAATTGCTGTATTATATTCATCATGAATAAATAGTTTAGGTACCATACTAGAATAAAAACCATTACCTGCTTCTGTACCCGAAATAACTGTACCAATTGGAATATCCTGGTGATGATATAATAAATCTCTTACGAGAAAACTTTTACCAGTATCTCGTCTTCCTATGAAAACAATTACAGGCCCTTGATTTGCATTCGCCTCAAAAACAATATTTTTCATGTCGAATTTTTTCAATTCTAAATTCATTTTATATATAAAAAGATTTTACAAAAAAAATAGAGATATTTCCGCATATATTAGTTTAAAAAATAAAAAAAGTTTATTTTTAATTATTTATAAAATGTTTAATATTTTTTATAAAAAAAATAATAATCAAGAGTTATTTAGTTATTTAGAAAAAAATGGATTTAATAAGGTTCAAAACTATATTCCTTTATATGAAAATTTTTTTTCATTAGATGAAAATAACTTTAATAATATTAATCTAAACCAAAAATACAATATTAATAAAATAATATCTCGAGATAATAATAATAAATTTTTAATAAATTGTATGGATATTAGCGAAAATAATAAAAAATGTTGTTCTTTTTTTAAATTTTCGCCACTTTTGGATCCAACAAAATTTATGGTAGGTAAATATGATATTAAAAATATAGATAAAATTACGAACTTACCAAAAAAAAAAGATAATAATTGTTACAAAAAAGTACTAGATAAAAATAATGCAGCATATGTTGATAGTTTCTTTTATTACCTTTCTAGTTTACTTTTAAATAAAACTAAATTTATACACGGTACAGATTTTTTTGGTTCTTTTTTGGCAATACAAAATAAATTTATTTTAAATGTATTTGATGATTTGGAATATTTATACGATTCTGAATTTTATCATAAAAATAAAAATAAATTATTTGATGTAGAAAATATTGATGAAGAAAGATTAATAGAAAGTGATACAAGAACTTATAGAAAAAAAATCAAATTAGGGGATAATTTAGATACTGTAAAATGTGAAAATATAGAACAATTAGAATTAGATAGTGTTTTTGAGTTAACACAAGAAAATCTAGAAATACATAATACTAGTATTGAAAATAGTATGATATATGAAAATGAAAATGAAAATGAAAAACAAGATAAATCTTGTATTAAAAGTGTAAAAAAAACAGAATCGACTTGTTCTTCTAGGTCATCAAATACAAATACAGGTGAAGAAGAAGGAGAAAATGAAATTGAAGCGGATTTGTCTATGTCCGATGATTCGGAATATTCAAGTATGGGCGATGAAGAAGTAATTAATGCTACATTACATAATTTTCCAGTACAAATAATTTGTATAGAACAAATGGAGAATACATTAGATTATTTGATGGAGAATTCAAATAAAGAATTAGATGATTTTGAATGGAAATCTTGTTTTTTTCAAATAATTATGATATTAATAACTTATCAAAAAGTCTTTGATTTCACTCACAATGATTTACATACAAATAATATAATGTATGTTAAGACAGCAAAGAAATTCTTGTATTATAAATACAATAATAAACATTATAAAGTTCCGACGTATGGAAGAATATACAAAATTATTGATTTTGGTAGAGCAATATTTAAATTTAAAGGTAAACAATTTTGTAGCGACAGTTATCATCATAAAGGTGATGCTGCAACCTTATATAATTTTGGTCCTTATCGTAATGAAAAAAAACCTATATTAGAACCAAATAAAAGCTTTGATTTATGTAGATTTGCATGTTCATTATATGATTATTTTTTTGATGATATTGATGATGTAGAAGAAGAATGTAAAGAAGATCCTTTATTAGAACTAGTTAATTCATGGATCAAAGATGATAAAGATAGAAATATTTTGTATAAAAAAAATGATGAAGAACGTTATCCAGAATTTAAATTATATAAAATGATAGCTAGGACAGTTCATAATAATTTACCCGAAATGCAAGTTGAAAAAAAAATCTTTAGGAATTATACTATTTCAAAAAAAAGAATAAATAAAAAGATTAATATAATAAACATTGATAAGTTACCTGATTTAACAAAATAAGTTTAAATTATTAAAATAAAGTATATTAATAATTTATATGTCTGAATTAGAAAAATCTGACCAAAAAGACCCTGTTATGTTGACATTTGAAAGTAAAGAACAAATGGATAAATATCATAATGCAATGCATAATTTATGTGATTTTGTAGTAAAAGCTGCAAAAAGAGGTGCATTTTCTGAAGATGAGATGCCCGATATTTTAAATTTCTATGATACTGTTTATAATGGTAAAAAATCTTTTGGAACTAATTATTAAAGATACTTAAAAGAGTTCCTTTATTTTTATAAAATGAATAATTTTTTAAAAATAGTAAAAATTTATGAGCATGTATGTAGGTAATAAATAATAAATCATGGTTTTGTTATAAAGGCTCCTTTGCGAAATTTTCTGAGGATTTTAGAAAACAAGAAGAAAGAATTCGTGAATTTGGACAAGTTGGTCTTAAGAAAATAATTATATATATTTATATTATTTATATGTTACCAAATTATAATCCCAATAATCCAAATATTTTTAAACATCTTCCTACTAATCCCGTGGTAGTAACTTATCCATCTCAAGAAGTTCTTGATAAAATTACTAGCGCTATGAATTTAATTTCAAATGGTATAATTATTGCTAGTAAAAGAGGAGCATTTACAAAACAAGAAACAACAATGCTAACAAAAGCACTGAAAAAATTAACAACTCATCCTGACACATGGGCCTAAAAATCTGGTTGGTTTGTAAATACTTGGGGAACTTTTGCTATTATTGATTTTAATCCTATTTGTTCTAAAATAAAACTACCTAATAATACACTTAGGTAAACGATTAATGTATCACGAATAAGTAACTTCAATGGTTTATTTTCTTTTAATAAAAATCTCATTTCAATAAACCTAAATACTAAATAACAAACAGAGATAGCTATTGCTGTAATAAATATAGACATTTCCATTTATATAAATTATTTTAAAAAAGAATAATTTATATTTTACGCAATTTTTACGATAAAACTTCGACACCTTCTAAAACAGGTGCTTTTAAATTTAAACCTTTATTTAAATCATGTATATCTAATATATCTAAAGATAATTTCGCATCATCCAATATTTTAATCGAATCTTCGTCATCTTCCTCTGCTTCTTCAGCCTTTCTTTTTTCATTTTGTACTTTACTTATTTCTTCTAGTCTTTCAACAGTTTTGGGTGCATTTATAATAGCTTGTTTATTGGTACCCATATCTAAAATAGCATCATTATTATTAAATGTTAATAAAGAAGTTTTGGGTTTTTCAATATCTTTTTTATTGTCATTTTCTTTTAATATATTTGCTACATCACTATCATCTTTTAATAATTTGTCTGTATCTATTTCTAATTTTAATTCGTTTTTATTTGAATCGTTTGGTTCTTCTTTTTCTTTTTTATTAGTTACTTCTTTATTGGTAGAACTATCTACTTTTTCTAATTCTGGTTTTTCAACATTTAATGTATTTTCTGTTTTAATAATTTTACTTTTTTGTTCTTTTTTATCTTCTTCTATCTTAGCAATTTCTTCGGGAGTTGGTACTTTTTCTATTGTTTCCTCTATTATTTCTTCATCGACAGTTTCGTCCATATATGCTCTTAATATAGACTCTACTGGCATATTATCTCTTATAACTTGTAAAATACATTCTTGACACATTAATTCTGCTTCTCTCATATTTTTTTGTATTGTTAATGGTAAAATATTTTTTTCAAAAAGATATACATTACTGTATAGTTTTCTAGCATAACTAATATAACATTTATGAATAAATTGGTGTAGTTTTGGAATTTCAATATCTATTTTTTTTTGCTTTTGTGAAACACGAATACTAGTTAAAATCTTTAATTGTGTAATATGAACACAAGTAAGTAAATCTTCTAAATAAGAACATTGACTTGTTTTTACGATTCTTTGTGTTTCTTCTTCAATAATTGTAGAATTCCACTTTGGAACACGAGAAAGAAAATTCTGAAAAGTCATTAGATATTTTTCATTTTCCTCATTGTCTAAACATAATGTATATGCTTCATCAAAAATAGATTTAATACCTTCTATCATTAAAGGAGTTAAAATAGTAACAAGTCTTGAAGAATATTCATTTCTGGCTTCAGATAACACATTAACATTATAATCATCCATTTAAATTGTTAATATATTTTCTAAATTAACATTTTTCCGCAAAAAATAAATTTTTAAAATAAAAAAAATAAATAATTTTTCATTTCTAAATTCACTTTTAACTTTATTTAAATAAATTAACTATAAATATTTATTAATATCTGTTTCTTCTTTTTCTATATATTCAATTAAATCTAAACCATTATAACCTTTTTCATATAATTTTAATGTAAATATATTAGCTTTGTTAATATTACATAAATTTGCTTTATTGTTAATATTTGTTTTTAACCAATTATAT